CGCATTAGTAGAAGCAGGTGTAACAATAACATTACGAGACTGACCTAAAGCCCTATCCTCTGTCGCTCTAGTTGATTCAACTCCTGTAGCCTCTAACTGATTAGCACGAGTATGTAGTGCCATAGCCTGAGCATAGTCACCATTCATCATTAACTTCTGAGCAGCACTCCTAAGACCTGCAGGAGTATTAAGATCTGCTCCCTGCATACTATCTTTAATACCTTGTGCCTGTGCCATATCTGGAGTCTGTAGACCAAAGGCTGAATTGATACCAGCTCCTAACATTCCACCACCTGCTGCACCTATAGCGTAGTCAGCACTCATACGAGAGGCTTGGTCTACACCACCTTGAACACGATTCTGTTGAATCACATTAGGATTCATCCCAAACAAACTCATTACATCGCTAGCCATGATTAACCTACTCCATATCCATTATTATCTGTATAGTCGCGCCAAGTGTTTTGACCCCCTATTGTACCAGTACTTAGCATACTATTTCCTACACCGCCTTTGCCTAATGCTCTGCCTAGGCCTTGCAAACCACCAGCCTGTGCCTGACCCCTACGTGCCATTAAGTCTGCTGCTGATGTATAAGCATTTAAGTAGTTACCCATAGCTCCGTTATTAGCTGCTGATTGGTCAGATCCAAACATACCACCAAGCTTCATCTGCTGCATACCATATTGATCCATTCCTTGCCCTTGTTGAAGCATTGATTGACCAATTGAATAATCTGTTGCACGTTGTTGCTCTCCACGAGCAATAGCATTATAACGATCTTTAGAATCCTGTTCTTGGAAGGCACGAGCAAACTCTAAACCTCGTGGGTTATACTTACCAGAGCCAACTCCAGCACCTAATGCTTCACCACTAACTTGTAAGCCACTCATACCACTACCAAACATAGTGTCACCTAAACGACCAGCTTCTGCTGTACGACTATCAGCACCTAAAGCACGTTGTTGATCATACACATTTTTAGTGTAGTCAGCATAGCTACCACCAGCACGTTCTAAAGCTGATTGACCTAAACCAAACATCTGTTGCTGCTGTGCCTGATACTCAGGAGACATGGTGTAAGAAGCTTGTCCATCCTCAAAAGAAGAAGACCCTGCTCCAGTAGTTACACCGTAAGGTTTATATTGTCCTCTATCCCATGCCTTGTCACCTGCTCCAGTCATCATGTCTTGAGCTTCCCCAAGTTTTCGCTGCGCTTGGTAGCTACCTACAGCTCCTAATAATCCTGCACCTAATGCTAACCAACTCATATTTATATTCCTGTTTTAAATTCTTTTAACTAATAGTAAAGTTATTTGGGTTGTAATATGCTGCTCCAGTAGAGCCTGCTGCACCACCTGTACCTTCATAAGAAGATTGATGAGAACTAGTACCAGTAGCACCAGATACGCCTCCTGCCCCTCCAGAGGTAGGACGAGAACCTTGAGATACTGATGGCCCACCACCCCACGCGTATGAACCTCCTCCAAAGCCTGACTGAGCATTAGCATAAGCACCTCGTCCACCTGAACCACTAGAAGTTAAAGTGGCGGCAGTGGCTGCTGTAGGGTTAAGTTCGCCTTGCCCTCCAGGGCCGTAGGAAGTATAAGTTATAGCCCCTGCTTGTCCGTATGGATAACCACCACCACCTGCACCACCTCCTGCACGAGCTGTGGAGCTGTTATTACTGAGCGCACCACCGCCACCTCCGCCACCTCCTTGGCCTCCTTGGATTACACCAGTATTAATGATAGTGACATTGCTTTGTATATTAATAGCAGAACCACCATTCTGACCAGCTTGTCCTGCATTACCAGAAGCAGATGTTCGATCTCCTCGACCTCCATCACCACCACGACCACCTGCTCCTAAAATACTCCCTGCATTTTCAATGGTTAATGTTCCACTATAATTACTTCCTGTATGAAGTGCAGAGCCTGTTGCAGAAGTTGATCTAAGTGTAGCACCAGATGGAATAACAATACGTACATTATGAAACTTATCTATTCCACTAAGAGTATCTATATCTTGGTTTAAATGCTCAGTCGCACTATATTCATACACCCACTCATATTCATAAGTAGTTTCCCAAGAAGCTCCTACTTTACCATAAGTTTTTTTAACTTGAGTCCAAGTACCTCCATCATTAACATGGATCTTTTGAACTGTCTCCCAACTACTTCCAACTTTAACTTTAGTACTCAAACCAAATATCTCCGTTAGTACCCTCAGCGACAGGAGCGTCATCATCAATGTAAATAGTCTTTCCTATAGCACCTGCTGCTCCATTAATAACAACGTCAGCTATACCTGAATCAGGGATAACAGCGATTGCATTGCCTACAAAAGCAGTAGTAGCTACTTGTATACTTGAAGTACCTAGAGCCGCCGTTGGCGATGTAGGAGTACCTGTAAGGGCTGCATTGTTTGCGTTAGATTTAGAGTTAACTGATACAGCAATAGAATTAAATTCATCATCTATTTCTGTACCTCGTACACGTTTAGCTATCGTACCTGCTGATAGGCTATCTTTAACAGCGAAGTTTGTTGACTTAGAATAATTACTCATTAGTTAGTTTTACCTTGTTTAACATATAAGTCAAACTTTTGAATTGATAATTGATTACCGTTTATATAGGCTTCAAATCCTAATTGGATTACACTTCCTTGTCCACCAACAGCTACCTTAATACGATCTGTTAAACCACCTCCAGAGAACTCTGCCGTACCTGCGACTGTTGTTGCAGTTACTGTATTTCCTCCTAGATCTTCATAAGTATAAACCTCTCCTCCCACTAAAGGGCCATACTCTCCAACATCATATTCAGATACGGCACTCTGCTTAACCGATCTGTTATAAGAACGAGGTTGATCAGTGTAGTCTGTGCCTACTTTAATAACAAAGTTCTGACCACTACCACCAATCACTGTAACACCTACAGTCTTTAAGATTTTGTTAATTGTTGGTTGATCAAAGTCAAAGTAGTTTGTTTTATAGGCGAGGTAGTAAGATAGTCCATCGTCCTGATAGCTAGTGTATTTTGCAATACCATTAATCTGACCTAGATATAGAGAACCATTAACAGCAGAGACACCGCTTAGTATCGGACTATCTACCCATTTAGTTACTCGCAAGCCTCCATTCTGTAATCTACCTCTTGTATCAAAACAATAAACTAATTTAGATGAAGGGAATATTAATAAGTAGAAAGCATTGGTAGCTGAGTAAATAGAAGTTACGTTATCATTTGAATAAGCATTAATAATTTTAACAAGGTCATCACGCACATTAACTGAAAGATCTGATATAGGATTAGACTTCTCTTGAATGACTCGATTCATAGAACGTAGTCCTGTGTTCGAGAGAAAGTAAAGATCGTCTCCTACAACTTGTATAGAATCTTTAGAAACGCAGCCTACATTATCTAGTATCTCTGTAACTCTTAAGCTACCATCTGCAACGTCAAAGAACAGATCACTGCTATTACTATCTTCTAGGATTACAATACATCTTTTACAGAAAACAATTAAACGTCCGTTAAAGCCATGAGCAGCTACGAGTTCGTCACCACCGTTTGTCCAGATCTTACGGAAGTCAATTATTGCAGAAGACCCTCCATGAAAATCTCCATTAAGTACATCAGAGATACGTAGAGTATAACTATCAGTTGGATCAGCGCCAGCATATAACCTACCTAGCGCACTAGTAATCCATGACACTGCTGGAAATAGATGTCCAGTTGAGTGCCTATCCCATACTGTCACTGTAAAGTTAGAATCAATTCTCAGAACAAAGTGACCTTCTTGAGCTAAGAATACATAACCCCCTAGTACGGCTGCTTGCCAATCATTTGCTGTTATTGTGTAGCCAGCAGGTAGAGTTAAAGGGGTTAGAGTACCTAAGCCTTTATAAATATTACCATTGCCCCAAGAGATATAATCAATATGTCCTGTAGCCCCTACGTAATCAAATATACCTTGGATAGAACTACCAGTGCCACCAGAAGTAGTCTGATACACATAACCTTTACGAGCACCTAGACGACCTTCTGAGTCTATTACACAGTTATCTGCCTGAAGAGCAAAGCCACTAGCTAAAGTGACACTACTCTCCTGTGTATTTAATCCATAAAATCCTGGAGCTGCTATGGACGAACTAACTAATTGTTTCATACACTATACCATTCAGTCTCTTCTGGATGCTTCGATGCGTCTAAAGCTATAGCATCAGACAATGAAGCGTTAGCTGTTATATATGCAGTGTTACCTGTCTGCCCATTATCTTCACCTCTTTCCTCAATAGCTTTAGCATATGCCAATAATATTACAGGTCGATGAGGAACAAGGAACGTATCCGATTCTAAGTCTAAATCAGGGCTACGTTGTACAACATTAAATCGTAATGTATAAACACCATCAGGTTTAGGGAACACATCTATTAACGTATCTCCATCAGCACTGACACCATTAAAAGAATAATATTGTGGAGAACCTACAGAAGGTGTATCTGTTAAGTACTGTTGGTCAAACCAAGCAGCAGTTTGATACTGCACTGGTCTCTTAAGTGAAGCATTCAAAGCACTTAACACCTTAATACTATTCTGTGAACCATTCAACTCATAGTTAAAAACATTATTAGAAGTAGTAACTGTAAGACTAGTACGTAATGCTGACCAATCCCATGCCTGCTCTACTTGTTGAATTGAATCATTTAATAAAACCGATATAAGAGAAGAATATTCATTCTCATGTACAGAGTCTACTGTACGTTCACGTAAACGAATAAGTACCGAGTTAATTGCTGCTAAGTAATTCATAGATTTATACCATATTTATATAAGAAAGTCAAGAGTTATTTTCTTGAAACTATTGATTGTCCGAAGTACATGCCTACTACAGCCATGATTGCATGAGGCAACCACTCAGGAGTAACCATCCCTTCTAAAGTTTTCCACTCAGTAACTGTATTAGTAAAATCTAAGAATAGAAACTTAAATCCAGAAGTAACTTCAACAGGAACTACAGTAGGTAAATCTAATAGAGGAGCAGTTAATATAAAAGCTGCCATCCCCATAAAAGAAACTACTAGAAATCTCCTGATCCATTGGGCATTAGGGTTCTGATAGGTACGAGCATTAGCTACACTATCCTCAGAGGCCGAGAATCGCTGTATGAGAGCTTTCTGCTGGTCAGCCTTATCAGACTGTGCCTGTGACCACATCTTCATTACAGCGCCTCCTAAGACGCTTAGAATCATTGTGATCATTTCCATCGGTAAACCAAACATTACTTCTTAACCTTTTTATGTACTAGTACTTTACTAGAGGCAGTATGTTTTGCACCTGTCATTAACTTACCTGACGTATGTTTATGAGTTTTACCTTTGTACTCTGTCCCATTCTTTAAATAATGTTTAACACCTTTCATAATACTCTCCTCTACCATTTCACCTTATCAGCCCAGTAAGCTGCACTGGTTTT